GGAAACGGTTTCGGCAGGACATATGCGAATATAGATAACGGAAAATACACAATCGATGCCGCCGGGAATGTTATCAGCCAGGGGGACGTTGCCGTTGAGAACATAATTCCGTTTAACATTGCAGTCCCGATGCTTGGCGACACTCTCAGATCCAAGCGTTATGTTGGAATTAAAAGCCTGAAAGAAAAAGAGTGGGTCGAGGACACTTTTGAAGTTAAGATAGACGGGCCGGATGATTCCAATTCATTAATAGAATATGAACGCCAACTCATGACTTTGGTGGCCAATGTGTCCCCGTGGAAGGGCAGAAGTCTTGAAGGTGGTTCCGACACGATGACATCTCTCGATAACTCAAGGCTCACATTGTATAAAGAACTTGAATACCGGCCCACCAGGAAATACCCCAAGGGTTACTACGTCGCATATGCCGGAGGCAAGATCGTTATTAACCAGCCCGAGCTTCCTATATCCGTAACCGAAGATGGCGAGTGGGATTACACAGTAACAGATTTTAAATATAACCACACGCCGGGCTCTTTCTGGGCCACATCCGGAATTGATGATCTCATTTCTCCGCAGAAGACCATTAATGAGATCGACAGGGACCTCGCCGTAAACAGAAAATCGATTGGCCGGCCGTTTGTTCTGACCCCTAAAGACCTGATAATGAAAAGGAAGTCCCAGGCCGGCAGTTCGTTCCTTCAGCTTGAGTATGATGCACTCCTGTCTGGCGGGGCAAAGCCGGAAGTTGTTCGCGGCACCCCTTATCCACAGCAGATTCTTGAAGAGCGCAAAATTAACATATCTGTAGCCCAGGAATCGGCCGGGGATCCCAAGAACATCCTGCGTGGCCAGTCCCCCCATTCGGGGGCCTCGGGTGTAATGGTTGATATCCTCAGAGAATCTGCCGAGATGTCACATACCCCGGACGTTGAACGCTTCTATAGGTCCTGGAACCGGGTGAAACGCAAGCAGCTTATAGTTGCAAAAGACCTTTTCACCGAAACCCGCATGATCAAGGTAGCAGGAGAAGGTAATGATATACTGGTAAAAGCCTTTAAGGGGGCTGATCTATACAATAACACGGACGTCCGGCTTGAAATCGACTCTGGGATATCATCCACCCAGGCCGGGCAGAATGAATTCGTTCTTAACCTTGTGCGCAACAATTTCTTTGGCGATGTCACCAAACAGCCCAGTCTGCAGTATGAACTCATGAAGCGCTTCGGCATGTCTTTTGTCCCTATTGAAACTTCCGTGCATCAGGAGCGCGCCGGCCGGGAAAACTCAATGGTGGCAAACGCAACAGACACCGATATTGTTGTGGATATGAGCATTAACAGGCAGCCGATCCCGATATTGAAGGGTATTTTTTATGCCATTCCTGATCCGCGAACCAAAAAGGTGGTTGTGCTCAGTCACGATCCATATTTTAAGTATGATGATAACAAGATCCATTACGATTCACATGTACTTACGATCCTGAGCAACGAGTTTAAAACCTGGCCGGTTGCAAACCAGATGGTGCTGATCAATCATTGTGATATGCACAATTTCCAGATAAAGGCAAAGCGCGAGGAGGCCAAGAAGGAACAAATGAACATGGTTGCGGCAGGAGCAAAGGCAAAAGGAAAGCCTGGGCCTAAAGGCGGGACTGGAGAGGCAAATGCTCCTGGGGCCGCTGCCGCATCAGGTATCCCGGCACAAGCAGCCGGAGCAGGGCCTCGGCCAATGCCGGCAGGATAGTTCAATTTATAACTAAATGCTTAAAAGGAGAATTATAACATGTGGCCATTCAGTAAATCAGACGATGAAGAGGAAGAGTGGGACGCGGAAAAGCAATCTTGGGTGAAAAAGAAAAAGGAAAAAAAGAAAACCACCTTGCGGGACGAGAATGTGCAGAAGGTTATTAAGGCAGATAAGGCAAGCAAGGCCAATACGATTAAGGCGATATTTGATGAAAAGTAACATGTTGATATATAACAGCTTTATTAACTGTAGCCTTTAAACTTCTCAAATATACCACTTGAGTTTTTAAAGCCTGCGCACAAAAAGGAGAGACACCATGGCAGAAAATAAGGGGCAAGATACCGGGACCCCAACCGGTGAAACATCAACCACGGGGCAAGAGAAGGTCGCCGCTTCCCCGGGCAGCGAAACCGATCAGATCATCGCCAACCTGGAGGCCGGAAAGAAAGCTGATGCCGACAAAGCCAAGGCTGGAGATGAAGGCAGTACAGATGAAAGTGGCAAAAAAGCAGGCGTAGAGGGTGACACGAAGCCCCTTCCCTATGACCAGGACCCGAAGTGGAAAGCTGCACGGGCAGCCCAGGCGAAATTCGAGTCAATCCTTGAAAAACACGGGATTGATGCCGATGACCTGGATGCTCTTCTTGAAAGCGGAAGTTCAGTTGCTGACATCCTGGGAACAAGGGACGCCAAGGCATTAACCAGTACCTTAACCCAACTTAAAAAAGATGCTGAATACCTGAAAGAAGTCAAGGCCTACTGGGCCGAGCAGAAAGAGCTCAAACAGAAGGACGAACTTACCCCTGAGCAGAGGGCCGAAATGTCTGAGTCCAAACTCAAGGCTTACGAGAAGGAACAGGCAGCCAGGAAAGCCCGGGCCGCTGAAGAGGCAAATGTCAGGACCGCGCTCAAGGGTTACACCGAGCAGGTTGATAAAATGGTTGAATCCACCGGACTTGAAGGTGAAGACGCCACGATTGCCAAACTCTTTCTTGGAGTGGACAACCCTTTTAACGAAGTCGATATTACCGACAGAAAGGCAGTGCGCGAAATGGCAAAAACAAATGCCGCCAAGTTCAAAACCTTTCTTGATGGTGTGCGCCAAAAGGCCGTCGACGAATATGCCAAAGGGAAATCCAAAATCGTCCCGATCTCGAAAGTTGAAACACCGGCAAAGGAAACGGTTTCCAAGAAAAGGGGAATCCCGGCAGACGTTACCGTTGACAATGCGTATGCCTCAAAATCCTTTGGCGATGCCCATGACGAGATGATGGAAATATTAAACGCCATGCAAAAGGGATAGCCCTGCAGACGGCCCAGACAGTTAAAGACTTCTTTTGGTGATCAGCCAGGAGAAATATTATGTCCTATATCGATACCAGCGCATTAGCGTACCAGTTTAAGAGAACCTACGGGAACAAGATCACAGACTTGTTTGCCCGTCATTCAATGACCTATAACCAGTTTGACAAATCCCCAAGAAAGGCTTCGGTCCGTCCCGGGGGCGCCGGCTATTATTTCGCTCTCCGCCAGGGGGATGTGGAAGGCATCGGGGCGCGTGTTGAAAACGCTCTGCTGCCCGAGCCCCTCCCGGGTGAAGGCGTGCAGGGGATCATCACCCCCAGGCTGATCTATGCACAGATCCGGATGTCCGGTCTTGCACTTGAAGCAGGAAAGGGTGATCTCGCCGCTTTCGTAGATGCCCAGGGCGATGCCACCATGAACGCGTATAAATCCCTGGTGTCCGACCTTAACCGTCAGTGCCACGGGGATGGATGGGGTTTACTCGGCACATCATCCGCACTCGCCACCCCCAGCACCTCCGCTACCTGGACCGTCACCTTCGACAATGACAGAGGCGTCCGGTACATGAAAAAGGGCATGATCTGCGATTTCTACCAGACCACCGTGCTCGATGTCAGTTGTTCGGCTGTACGGATTTCCAGCATCAACCCGGTAACAAAGGTTGTAACGTTTGAAGCATCGGCTGGTGCGTACCAGGCTCTGCACCCGATCACCGCGGCCCAAAGCACGACTGCCTATCCTGCAGGTGCTGGAACCGTAGCATCCGGATCCTTCCTGGTTCGGTACGGTGCTCGCCTGGCCGCCCATCTGACCACCGGCAACTCCATCGAGCTCATGGGCCTTGACGCCATGTACGATGACGGGACCAACAGTGCATCGTTTGAAGGCATTACTGTTGCCTCCGACCCCGAGTTCAAAGCCAATATCCTGGGCAACTCCAGCGTCAACAGAGAACTCTCGATTGACCTGATGCTTGCCGCCATGGATATGACCGCCGCTAGATCATCTTCCCAGGTCGGCCTGATCCGCATGGGCCTTGGCCAGCGCCGGAAATACTATAACCTGCTTGCTCCGGATATCCGGTTTACCCCGGGCGTCCTGAAGGGCGGTTATGAAACCCTGCAGTTCAGCCAGAATGCTGCCGTTGAAATCATGGTCGATCCGGTGACTCAGCCCAACAAGCTGTATTTCGAGCCCAAGGGTGCGATTAAAAAGTACGAGCTGACCCCGATCGGCTGGGGCGGGTTCGACAGCAACAAGATGCACTGGAGAGATGGGTATGACCAGGCCAGCATGTATTTGAGGACCTATACTAATTTGGGTGTCGAGGAACGCCAGAGCCTGACCGCCCTGTGTGACCTCACCGAGCCTTCACATTCACCGTTTTAGGTGAGATATTAACCACTTAACCAAGAACCTTTAACCCAGTATCCAGCAGGGGGGAGATGACATCAAACCCTTGCTGGGGTAAACTAACTCAAGGAGAACGGAAATGATAAAACACAGAAATTTAGACCCTTCATTGATTCAATGGATCATGGCCGTAACAGGTCTTGGGCCTGGCATAGGAGAGCTTAAATATGTTGCCCCGGCCGCCGCGGCCACCTCCCAATACAGAACCCAGCTGCAGTCTATGGGGGTAGACAATATCAGCCTGCTTCCGTCCGTAGCCGAAGCCAAAACGGTTGCCGCCCGGAACGATGTTATGCTGATCGCCCCCGGGGCATATGCCGAAACCGCATCGATTGCTTGGGATAAAGACTTCCTGCATGCCATCGGTCTTGCCGGCCCCCGCAGCTGGTCAGATTACAGTGAGCCTGGCGTATCGATCTATACAACGACCGCAGCAGTTGCAGAAGCAGTCAATGTAACCGGTGATTATTGCCAGTTCCATGGCATTAACTTTGCCAACAACGGGGCCAATACCGGCAATCTTGCCGCCTTCCTGCTGAATGGATATGGCGGTGTCATGAAAGGCTGCAGCTTTGACGGCGCCATGAACACAACCAATGATGTTGCGGCTGCCGCGGCTGTGTATGTCCACAGCAATGCTCATGACTATCTGTTTGAAGACTGCCGGATCGGAGACGCATCCTGGTGGGTTCGTGACACGACAGCCTGTGGGCAGTTGTCCTTTACCGGGACGAATAGCTATAACGGACTTTTCCGAAACTGCCTGTTCCAAATGCAGTCAGTAACCGCGGCCAGTTGTTTGGTCCGCATAGCAACCACAACAGCGCTGCGTCTCGATACCATCTTTGAGCGCTGCATGTTCACCAACCAGTATCTGAACTGGGGTGGAAATCTGAATCAGGTCTTCTATCAAACCGGCGCACAGGCAACCTGCCGAATTCTTCTGAAGGATTGTGCAATGTCCGGATTCGACGAATGGCAGGACAGCGATTATACATCAATGTTCCAAAGCAATATGCCTGTGGCCACGGCCGGCGGCGGAATCTGCATCGAGCCGACTGCAACAATATCATAAGAATTGTTAATAGGAGTTGATCATGCCTATCGAAGATAATAACACCTGCTTAACCTGCAGTGGATCCGGTAAGAATGGTGACGGTTTTTGCACTGACTGCATGGGCACGGGTGCAACTCCCGTTAATGGAATAAACTCTTTTTTTAAAGAGCAGTTCAGCGCCATCAGATCAGAACAGGCTTCTCAACGTGAAGATCTTACTAATGCTCTTTCTGCAATCTGGAACAAGGTAAAGGACCTTTAATGGGTGGTCTATGATAGGCAAAAACACCAAGCGTAAACGCATTCGCTACCCCCATGACAGACAGTTGGTTGTCGGAAGGGGTAGCGACATGCAGTTTAACCCAAAAATGTGGAAGCAGTGGAACGAAGACGCCTGCGATGCCGATATGTGGAAACACGGCAGGATATCCGATCCATACCGTGATAATTACGATAAAATCAAATGGGAAAGGAAAAGCTCATGAATGTAAAACGATGTGAAAAATGCGGATGCAAGTGGGATGAAGATGTCAGCCCTCACACCTGTCCGGCAAAACCAAAAGTGGAGAAGCCCAAAACCAAAAAGGATAAGGTCGACAAGGGCAAGGCAGACGACAAAGGCAAGGCAGGCGACAAGTAAACATGACAGACTCAAACCTTATATCTCCGGACTTTAAAAAAGTAACCCTGCACGGCCTAACTCTCGTTGTCACAGGGTTTCCGCGCTCAGGCACCAGCATGATGATGAACATGCTTGAAGCCGGCGGGGTGCGCATAATCCAAGACACCGACTCCAAAATCCCGAATGGCAAGTACGCTCCAGATGGTGTGCGCGAGCTGGAAGATGTCGGCGGAATGATCAAGCGCAACAAAAAGAAGTGGACCAAGAATAAAGCCGTCAAGATTGTCACCCCCTATGCTGAATGGTATCCGATCGACCGGCCGTTTAAAGCCATCTTCATGCTCAGGGATATTAACGAAATCATCACTTCTCTTATGGCCATGCGGTCAATCTGGTCGGTCGACATTCCTGAATCGATCAACTGGGCAAGGGGATACCTGAAACACCAGAACATCCCAACCTTATTCATTAAATACCATGAGGTCATCAAGTACCCAAAGACCACAGCGCTCAGCATCCAGGACTTTCTCGGCGTCCAACTGAACATCGATGCCATGATAAAGCGCGTGGACCCAAAGGCCCGGGAGAGATACAAAACCGATAAATCCATCCTGGGCCATGGGGTGCCGGACTCAATCATCCGGATGGACAAAGATGCATTTAAGGATGTCCCGATCGAAACTTCAGTGTTTGACCTGCCAACCGCTGAGGTTGTTAAATCCCAAATACCAAAAGAGGAGATTGAAAAACTCGCAAGGGAGATTTCAAAGGGAGGTATTAAAGTATGAACACAGCGCAAAGCACCACAACTGTAAACAACATGAAGGCAGCGCTCATGCCCAAGAACAAGATCATATACTCCAAGATCTACACGCCAGACCGAGCCTTTATGAATAAACTCAAACAGTTAGACAAGCGCCTGGATTGCATATATCGCCTTGATATCGAGCGGTTTGTCATCACCTGGCATATGCCAGCCGGCCCACCTTCAGAACTCTTTGTGGTCAGGGATGAAACAGGCGGGTTTCGGCATCCCGACATGCGCGACATGAAGATGCTTTATCTGGGGGATCTCCATGCCACAGATGTCAGGACCCGGCTTGAAAAGACCGAAAAGTACATGCG